TTAGCCTTTGAGAGATTTGTACCAATACAGCGTATTGGGCCACGCCCATGGATACTCTGGCTCGTAAAGCCGGTAGCCGGCCTTGATGAAGTTGTTGGCGGACACGAGATTGTCGGTGGTATCGGACACGACCCCGCACCAACCCTTGCGACGCGCCCGGTATTCCGCAGCGCGCAGCAGGCGCAATTGCAGGGCGTGGCCGCAGTGAGATCTAATCACGCCAACGCGGCAAAAATAGCCTGCATTGTGCATACGCGTTGATGGGATCACGCCGGCGAAACCGACCGTCAGTTGGTCATGATAGGCCAGCCACCAATGTCCTTGCCCGAATTCGGGAATCGGCGCACTTTCAAAGAAAGTCAAGCGGTGAAGGTCGGCGAGCGTGTCGGCAATTTCATCGTCGCTCCCATCGACTTCGACTATTCGGTACATCGCCCCAACCTTTTGTTTTTTGCCTATTGCCGCTCGGACAATGCCTGACCCATTGGCGGCGTTGCCAGGCTATTTGCCGAGCATCACCTTGACGCCAAGCCATACCGCGCCGACTAGGCCGGTGACGATTACGGTAATGACGGCCTTGAAGGTATAGCTCTGCGCTTGCTCGACGCTCTTGCGCCAACGTCTTAAATGCTGAAAATCGGCGCGCAGTTCTTTCCGATCCTCCTCCTCGATCCCAAAAGAGGTCAGGGTGGTCGCGATAGCCCTGAATACGATTGAATCGATGTCGTCATGATGCAGCCTTTGCTGTTCAGCGAGGGTTTCCGCGACAATCGCCCGGATATCCTCATCACCCACGGAGCTCATCGCTTGATAATTCTCGCGACGTTTTCAAAACCCCGTTTGGCAAAGTAAAAAGACACCACGAGATTAGACGTGATGGATGCAAAGCCAGCGAGAGGATCTGTCGTTCCAAGTCCGAACACCTTGTCCCACACGAGTAATTTGCCGAAATAGAGCGCCACAAAATATCCCATCAGTTTATCGGGCTCGTACCAATGCCCGATTTCAGCAGTGCGGTATTGCAGGATCGCGCTGGTCTCGGATACCTGCGCGGCGATTTCAGTTGCCGCCAGATCCGCGGCGACTTTGGCGTCGACGTTCCCGGCCTTCAACTTTGCCTGGTAGGCATCGATGAGCCCCTTGATGACCGGGCCACCTAGAAAGCTCAGGATCATCATCCACATCTCACACAACCTTCTTCAGCGACCTCAGCCGCACCAAAATCGTCACGATAGAGATGCCAAGCAGGATGCGCGCGGCGATCTTGGTATCCCCGATCGCCGCACCGATTTGATCCTTCAAGCTAGGGTCGCCCAATGCATCCCCAATATTGTCAACAAAGGACATCAGTGCAGCCGCAAGAGCGAGACAGTAGCTCCAAGCGATCGTCAGGGAATGAAAGCAAAACGCTTTGACCTTTGCGAACATCAGAGCGCCGCCTTCAATGCTGTAACTTTGGCTTCGAGCGACTTCACGTAGGCATCGGTTCCGCTTGCGAGCTGGGTGATTTTGTCCTTCGAAAACCAGCACGCGGCGAAGCCGGCAATGAACGTGAGAGCGTCGAACATGGTCCACATGGATCATTTCCTTTTGAAGATGGCTGCGAACAGAGAGGCAATGAACGCGCCGATCGAGCCTTTCGACGGGTTCCTGATGGATGGTTGAGAAGGTTTTGCGCGAGATGGAGGAGGCCCGTCCGGTACTGGTGGCGAAATCGTTACGTATGTAAATTTGATACCGGGATCCAGCGCCATCATTGCCATCAGAAGGCCAGCGCAGCCGGGTTGGCTGTCAACAGCATCGGGGTCGTAAACTCCATCACGAACATATTTGCCCGAAACGTACTGATTGGTCCCCGACCAGATGTAGGGAGAAGGCCGCCCGCGGGAGCCGTAACCAAGCCCGTTATATTCCTCGAGCTTGGTAAGCGTGCCGCCGATCGACCAATCCCGGTTGTGAGCCGCATAAGGTGCGCAATTGGTGAGCGCGTCCACCGCCGCTTCTTCCCAGGAATTGAACGGACCACGCCCGGCCGGGACGTGAACGGAAATGCGATCCCAAGGATCGCCTTGCGCGAGCGAGCCTGTCCAGTTCTGGGAACATTCGCGCTCATGCGCGACAGCGACAAATGCCCAGGGAACGCCAGCTTTTTTGGAAACGGCAACATAACGGGCTTTCGCATCAGGTGCCGACAAGCACTTGGCGACATTGGCAAAAAGAGCGGCCCGGTTACGGTTGATCTTAGCTGCCACCCAGCGGCTCGCATTCGCTGCCTTGATGGCCACGAGATCGGTCATGTCTTGCTCGCGTGTTGGTTGTGGTGGTAGCTAAGGGGATGGGGGAAAGGGTGAGCATCCACGCAAGCGCGCCGACCAAACTGAGGTTCTTGCCGCGTCTGGAGGCACTGCGCGGATTGGCGGCAGTTGCGGTTGTTGGCTATCACGCCAGCAATAATGAAGTCGTCACGGGCATGGCGCCGGTGGTCGTCTTCTTCGTCCTAAGCGGCTTCGTTTTGGCGCGATCTCTTGAAGTGGATCCGAGCGCATTCCGCTTCTTCCGAAATCGTATCTTTCGACTTTTCCCGGCTGCGGCTGGAACGGTGGCGCTGCTAACCGTGCTGTATTGGTTCTTCGGATTCTTCGTCGGTTACAAAGCCTCGTTTGATCCACTCGACGTTGTTCTCAACTCGCTGATGATCCGAAGTGATATAAACGGCGTGATGTGGTCGCTGACCGTTGAATGCGTGGCTGCGCCCCTCATTTTGGTATGCTTTCTGGGCTGTCGGTCCTATGGCGCCGCGCCGCTTTTGGTTCTTTCGGTCGCGTTATTCGGAGCGTCTTTCTACGGCCCATACGTCCATTTGCTGGGCGGATTTTCCAATCTTGCGCCGCTCTATGCTTTCGTGTTTGGCGTGCTTTTACACTTTGCAGTCGTGCGCGGCGTCAGCCCGCCCCATACGGCCTTAATTGCGCTGCCATCGATGTTGTTGCTTTTGTGCTGTGGGCTAAGGAAGCAAACAGCACCCATAATTCTTTTGGAAGCTGCTAGCGCGGGAGGGTTGATTTTCTCAATCGCCACGCAACGGAGCTCTCTCATTTTTTCCGCTCTCGATTTTGCGATCGTGCGTTTCTTCGGCCGAATTTCGTACAGTTTTTATCTGCTGCACCCCATCGGCCTTGCGCTGGCCATTAGAACCGCGCCTTCCTACGGCGGCCTGATCTTTTTGTGCGCCTTGGCCTACACGGCTCCAATGGCGTGGCTTTCCTGGAGGCTCGCTGAGGTTCCATTCCTCAGGCTTAAACGATCAAATGATGCGAATGATGTAATTGCAAATAATTGTCGGCTGGACGATCGCGTGGGCGTTGCCGCCGCCGGTGTTGTTGGCATTGTTGATGCTGATGCCGCTAGCGGCTGACGCAGTGCTCCCGGCCGAACCGTACCCAATGCCTCCACTTTCTCCGACAAGACCAGCGTTGGCAGCATCGTTGGAATTAGCAAAGGCACCATGCAAATGCCCCGGATCAGTCAACGTATTTGGATGGCTGTGCGCCGGAATCTCGGCGCTGGTGAGCAAATGACTTTCCGTGCCACCGATTGCTCCCATATTCGTCGAATTCCCGCCGAAATAAGTTGGCGTTAGCCGCGTCGCGCTCGCCTCTTTCATTGCCGACACGCGACCCGACTTATCCGGCAGGTTAAAAGTAGTGCTGCCGTCACCGGTCCCATAGGTCGTTCCGATCAGCGAAAACAACGATGCGTACGTCGTCCGCGAGATTGCTTGCCCGGTGGGAAATGCGAACGAGCTGTTGGGCGTCGCCGAGCCCCAATAGTCCAGGCCCGCTCCCAACGGGATATTGTAGGGATTGCCGTAGAAGCCCTGTAAATAGAACGCCGCGTCGCTGTTTTATAAGTTGCAACGTAGGGCGTGCCCTGAATGATAGTGCCTGCCAGCAGTTCGATTCCTGGCGCCGTGCGCAACGGCTTGCCCGACGTGTCAAATCTTAACGAGAAATTCACCAAACCAAATTCGCAAAATTGAAACCAATTCTGCAAATCGGGCGGCGCCCATGAAAAAGCCCGCTCCGTTTTAATCGACGCGGGCTTATAATTCTTTCCGATGATATAGATGTGCTCCTGATTTGCCCGACGTGTCAAGTGTGCGATGTCGCGACCGCCGGGACGCAGAAATCAGTCTAACAAAATGCCGGCCGGACGTTGAACGGCGTGATCAGTGACCGGCGGGCAAGCCAGGAGAAACCAGATGTATTTCGCCGCCGCCGCGTTGGTCGTATTGTCAGGCCTGTTCTATGCCGCGGGCAATCATGAGATTGGATCGCTCGGCGTCGAGATGTGCCGCTATGGCGACACGTTCTGCGATAACCCGCTTCTCGTCCTGGTAGGCGCCGGCCTTGCCGCTGCCTGGGGTACCTTCGTCAGCATCCGCTGA